GAGGAAACTCAATTAGCTGCTCACGAGGTTAATTTGGGATTAGTTGACGATATAGAAAAAGACGTATTGGCTAATGGGAAAAGTGCTGATAAAGCAAGACCATCAATTAGAAATGCTGCTGATGAATTAAGAAAAGCTTACGAAGATTTTTCAAACATAAAAAAACGAAACGAAAGCATCATTAAAAATAGTAATGTATTTAAAGCAAAAATAAAAGAATTAGGAATTGAACCAACAGACCAATTTCAAAAAAACATTATTGCTGATTTATATGTAGATAAAAATATTGATGCAAAACTTCAAGCAATTTCAACAGCTTTAAGCTCATTAAAAAATACGGGAGAAATTTAATTAAAAACAAATGAACGAAAAATCAATCTTAAACAAAGTCCGCACACTTTTAGGTTTAGAAGTGAAGTTGGAAACTATGCGTCTTTCGGATGGCGTATCTATGCTCGAAGCAGAAGTATTTGAAGCAGGTCAACCAGTATTCATCTTAACTGAAGACGAACAACGTATCGCACTTCCTATTGGAGATTACGAACTCGAAGATGGTCGCATCTTGGTAGTTATCGAAGAGGGTGTTATCGCTGACATTCGTGAAGCTGCTGAGCCAGAAGTTGAAGTAGAAGTTGAAGCTCCTGAAACTGAAATGCCTGCTGAAGAGGAAATGGCACAAGAGTCTGCTACACCGCAAGCTAAAAAAATCATCGAATCAGTAACTAAGGAATCTTTCTTTAGCGAAATCGAAGCTCTTAAAAAAGAAAACGAAGAGTTGAAAGCACAAATCGCTTTATCAAAAACTGAAGTTGCAGAAGAAGTCGCACCAGTTGAATTGAGCGAAGAGCCTAAACCAATTTCATTCAACCCTGAAAACGAAACTAAAGTAGAAGCGTTCAAAGTATCTAAGAACCGTCAACGCTCTACAATGGATTCTATCTTTGAGAAATTTAACAATATTTAATAACTAAAATCAAAACAAGAAATGGCTACTACCACTTCAATTACTACTACTTACGCTGGTGAATTCGCAGGTAAGTACATCGCTGCAGCTTTATTGTCTGCACCAACACTTGACAAAGGCGGAATCACTGTTATGCCTAACGTGAAGTACAAGCAAGTTATCAAAAGAGTTGCTACTGATTCTATCATCAAAGACGCAACTTGTGACTTCGACCCTACTTCTACAATCACATTGACTGAGCGTATCCTTCAACCTGAGTCTTTCCAAGTTAACTTGCAACTTTGTAAGTCTGACTTCCGTTCAGATTGGGATGCCATCCAAATGGGTTACTCTGCATTTGACGTACTTCCTAAGTCTTTCGCTGACTTCTTAATCGCACACGCTGCTGAGAAAGTTGCTGCAGGTATGGAAACTTCAATTTGGCAAGGTGTTAACGCTACTGCTGGTCAGTTCGCAGGTATTATGACTCAGTTGACTACTGATGCTTCTTTGCCATCTGCACAAGAAGTTGCTGGTACAACTGTTACTGCTGCTAACGTAATCACAGAGCTTGGTAAAATCATCGATGCTTGTCCTGCTGCTCTTTACGGAAAAGAAGACCTTACACTTTATGTATCTTCTAACATCTACCGTGCTTATGTACGTGCTTTGGGTGGCTTCGCTGCTTCAGGTGTAGGTGCTAACGGTTACGACAACAAAGGAACTAACCAAACTTTAGGTGATGTTTACTTTGATGGTGTTCGTGTATTTATGGCTAACGGTCTTGCTAACAACACAGCTCTACTTTCTCAAAAATCTAACCTTTACTTCGCTACTGGTCTTTTGAACGATATGAACGAAGTTAAAGTTTTGGATATGGGCGATTTAGATGGTTCACAAAACGTACGTGTAATTATGCGTTTCACTGCTGATGCTAAATACGGTTTTGCAACTGACGTTGTTACTTACGGTATCACAAACTCTGCTAACTAATCTTAGCTTAACTTAAACTAAACGGGGAGGGGTATACGCTCCTCCCTTTTTAATAACATTTAAAACTTAAAAATATGTCTTGTGAAGTCGCTAATGGTAGACTCGAAGTATGTAAGGACAGCGTAGCAGGAATTGATGCTATCTACTTTATTAACTACGGAGATTTTTCTGCCGCTGATATTACTTATGTTGCTGGTACTGATACTATTGATACAGTCGCTAACGTAACTAACCTATACAAATACGAACTCAAAGGAACTAACTCTTTTGACCAAGTATACAACTCATCCCGTGAGAACGGAACTACATTCGCTGAGCAAACCCTTACTATTACCCTTAAAAAACAAGATGCTACAACTCACAAAAACGTGAAATTGATGGCATACGGAAGACCTCACATTGTAGTTAAAAACCGTAACAACCAATTCTTCCTTGCAGGTTTAGAGCACGGAATGGAAATCACTACTGCATCTGCTGTAAGTGGTACTGCGATGGGTGACCTTTCTGGTTACAATTTGACTTTCGTTGGAACTGAGAAACTTTACGCTAATCTACTTGACTGCTCATCTGAGGCAGGTCTTGCAGGTGGTGCTGGAGATGTTTTCGGAACTGCTACAATCGTTACTTCATAGTAAATAGTTTTCATAGCGTGAAAGGGGAGGCTTAGGTCTCCCTTTTTTATTTAAAACAAACCCATAGCAAGTTAGTTATTATAGTATGATAGTACTAACTACATCTTCACTACCTCAAACTTTTGCCTGCATTCCAAGAAGCGGAATCAGTACAATGGTAATTACGGACGACCAAACTAACACACCAGTCACCGTAGCAATTACTCAAATTGCAGCTAATGACTATGTAGTAAATGTCACTGCTACATTTGATTTAACTGAGGGTCACTTCTACGACCTCGTACTAAAACAAGGAAACACAATCGTCTACAAAGACCGAATATTCTGTACAGACCAAAACGTAACTACATTCTCAGTTAACGCAGGTCAATACACTTCAAATACAACCTCTAACACTTATATAGTTTATGAGTAACAACGTACACGTACTAAATCTATCTGCCTACACCGCTCCTACAATCCAAGAAAGTAAGAGAGATGCTTGGGTAAACTATGATAGTGCCAACGGAGATAACAACTACTACCAGTTTTTAATTGACCGCTACACCAACTCAACCACGAACAACGCTATCATTAACAACATAGCGAGACTTATCTACGGAAAAGGACTTGCAGCTACTGACGGAAACAGAAAGCCGAATGAGTACGCTCAAATGATGACATTGATGTCTAAAGAGTGTCTTCGTAAGATTGTTTTTGACCGTAAGTTATTTGGTCAGTTTGCTATTCAGGTACACTACAATGACAAGCACGATAAAGTTCTAAAGGCTTACCACATTCCCGTGAATCTTTTAAGAGCTGAGAAATGCAATAAAGACGGAGAAATTGAGGGTTACTATTACTCTGATGATTGGTCAGACGTTAAAAAGTATGTACCTAAGCGTTTCCCTGCGTTTGGATTTAGCAACGAAAAGGTGGAAATCCTATTCTCTAAGCCATATTCAGTAGGAATGAAGTACTATGCTTATCCTGACTATCAAGGAGCAGTTCCTTACGCACTATTGGAGGAGGAAGTATCGGACTATTTAATCAACGAAGTACAAAACGGATTCTCAGGAACTAAGGTTGTAAACTTCAACAACGGAGTGCCTACTTTAGAGCAACAAGAAATCATCTCAAGCAAAGTTCTTGGTAAATTGACTGGTTCTAAAGGTCAGAAAGTAATCGTAGCGTTCAATGACAATATGGACACACGAACTACAGTTGAGGATATTCCACTTAATGACGCACCTGACCACTACACATATTTATCTGAAGAGTGTTTGCGTAAGATTATGCTCGGACACAATGTAACTTCTCCGCTATTATTTGGAGTTGCATCGTCTAACGGATTCAGTTCAAACGCTGACGAGTTAGAGAACTCATTTGTATTGTTCAACAATATGGTCATTAAGCCTTTCCAAGAGGAAATAATTGATGCCTTAGACAAGATTCTTGCTTTCAACAACATTTCACTCAACTTATTCTTTAAGACGCTTAAACCGCTTGAATTTGTAGACCTTGAAAATGCTATGACTGAAGAGCAAGTAATCGAAGAGACGGGAACTGAGCTATCAAAACAAGAACCATTAGATAACGAGATTGCTGATGCCTTACTTGAGTGCGGAGAAGAGCCAAACGAGAATTGGCTTCTAATAGACGAATATCCCGTAGACTATGATAACGATGACCAAGAGAACGAAATGCTCTCTAACGAGCCGAAAAGCACCTTGTTATCGAAAGTATATAACTTTGTAACTACTGGTACTGCGAATCCTAATGCTAAATCAGAGCAAGACAAGATTGTTGACGGTGTTAAGTTCATCACTCGCTATGTTTACGCAGGAGAAACGAATGCTAAGTCTCGTCAGTTCTGTCAAAAGATGACTACTGCTAACAAGATTTACCGAAAAGAAGACATCGTTAGAATGAGCAACCAACCCGTGAATGATGGTTGGGGCCCGAAAGGTGCTTCTACCTATGACGTATGGAAGTACAAAGGTGGTGGTAACTGCCATCACAGATGGAACAAGCAGATTTACGCAAGTTTCGAGGGCGTTGGAATTGATGTTAACTCTCCTAAAGCTAAACAAATTGCAGGAGCGAAAGCAGAGAAGTTCGGTTACACAATCAAGAATGATAAACTTGTTTCTACACGACCTGTTGATATGCCTTTCAATGGCTTTTTACCTACTAACCCTATTTACGGAAAACAATAATGGCAACTGCACTACTAATTACGAGAGACGATTTGGTGCGTTACACCGCAGTAAACGGAAATGTCGATGTTGACAAGTTCATTCAGTTTATCAAAATTGCTCAAGACATCCATATACAAAACTACTTAGGCACGAAACTACTTGAGAAGATTCAAGCTGACATCATCGCAAATACTCTTTCAGGTAACTATGAGAGTCTTGTAGAGACGTATGTAAAGCCTATGCTGATACATTGGTCAATGGTTGAGTATTTACCTTTCGCAGCTTACACAATCGCTAACAAAGGCGTATATAAGCACTCTTCTGAGAACGCTGAAAACGTAGAGAAAAACGAAGTAGACTTTTTATTAGAGAAAGAGCGTCAAATTGCTCAACACTACACGGAGAGATTCATCAGTTATATGTCTTTCAACCAAGATTTGTTCCCTGAGTACAATCAAAATGTTGACCAAGATATGTATCCTGATACGACTAATAACTTCACGGGATGGTTCATATGAAAAAACGGACATACACACCAAAGGAGAACAACGTAGAGAAATTAAAGTTATTTTTAAATAAGATAGAAAATGTCAAACAACATAAGCTGGGGCAAGATATACGAATCAACGTGGTGGGGAGACCAAATTAACACCGCAGATTCTTTGTATGATTATGCAACTACAACCTTTAATGCACCTTTTGAACTTGAGTTAAGAGTAGCTGATGAGGGTGGAGTTATCGAATCGTCTTTTTGTATGTCTTTAACCATTTTAAACCTTTCTCAAATATGAGCCTATTAGATACTGCCTCTTTAATTGTAACGCCAAACGGATATAAGGAGGGAAAATTATATTCCGTTATTCCGTCCGATGGTTCTGGCGATTTGTCAGTAACACGAGCGACCACCGCA